TGGGTTTTTACTGCTTGCCTTTGAAATTAAACAGTTTTATTTATTTGTGTTAAGTTCAGCGCAGTGCGGGGTGTCTGTAATAAAGTATGTTGGTGTGATCCATGCGGGATTGATGGTTTTAAGGCCAGCCCAACTGTGAGCTATCAACAGAATTTAGCTGTTCACCCTAGAATGTGTGTATGTCGACTGTTTAAAAGACGTGGTTTTATAGCCTCCTAACAAGGTGGTGTGCGGATTCCCATGCATTGCAGTTGTTTGTAATCAACAAGGCACCTCTCCGAAGCGAGGTGTACAACACCAGGATCTGCGTGAGCGAAACCTCGTTAATCCCCGAGCCGTGGTCCACCGGTTACTAGGTTCGAATACTTAGGGGTACGCGAGGAGCGAATGAACTCAACCAGCGCGATAACCAAGCAAGTACAGGAATTGAGGGTGACGCCCTATTCAGTCATACGGTTATTTGGTCAAGCACACCTATTAACGTGCCGCCATTGTTATTCTTTTGCCTAAAACATGAAATTTGTTACAAAAACATCGACATCCGTAGGCAACAGTGGACAAAAACAAGCAATGGATCGCCAGGTGCCAGGCGATTGTTGGCGTGGTCGTAAACACGTCGACTATATGGTACTGCAGCGGGTATCAGAACTGACAGAATTCCTAAGATTGGTTGACAAGGTCTATGGGACTAGAGTGATCGAATTTGAACCAGACATGTCAACACCGTTAGATGATTACGCCCGCTGGTTTAGTGAACGCCAATGGGATACCGTTCTCCGAGATGCCCTGGACGACATTGATTCGGAGCGATCGTTTGTTGTCGGGCGTCACTTGGAGGAAGTGGATGACCTCTTGTGCGATTTTTCCGATGGTTTGTGCTCCGCGGTGTCGATGCTGGCCGCCATGCATTTATACCACATCGGCGGGGGACAAAGCTTGGACACACCGAGGTTATACGCGCGATTGTGTCGCCATATATCGTTGAAGTCGAAGGCGTCCCGTGTTGAGATTGTCGCGTTGTCCGCGGCATTAACAATGGTGATGCCATGGGACACATACGATCTTTACGACCCGGGCAATACTGGCCAATGCGCGTATGATGTGCTGGTCCGATTGTTGCCTGCTGGTATCGATCTGAGTATCCTGCGGCGGTTGTACGAAACGAATAAATCCGTGACGTACGATAAATTGCGCGTGGCCATTGATCAGCTCAATGCAAATGCCGGGGATGTGGTTGCAGCTGTCATCGGTTGCATAGATAACCGTCTGTGTTTTGGGCGAGGTCGATGCCCGCAAGTATTACTGTTGGTGGCCGCCGAAGGAAGCGTGGGGCACTGTATTGGCGTTCGCCCAGATCAGGATCTGTGGCGCTATTTGCAATGTGTGTTCAAGCGTGACTTCAGGGGCGCATCAATGGTGTCAAAGGGGAAAAACCAACTAGCCGTGGTTAACCCAACATACTTGGCGGTCACTGCCGGGCCCTCAACGGATATTGTCCACATAGCGGATATTCCTTTGGATGACATATCCGTGTCAGGCTCTGCCATTTCCCAAACCAACGACGGCGCCACCTCTATATCCAGTACCGAACCATTGAGCGTGGGAGGATCTGTGGCAACCTGTATCTTGGCAGTGCCCGTAGATGCAGGGGTTGATCTGCCTGGAGATGATGTAGTCGAAGTGGTGGGAGAAGTGCTGGTCATGGTGGACTACCCGTTCTTGCCATCATTCAAACCGCGGCCTGGCTATGAACCAGTGCGGCATGGCACTACCACTTACCTCATTCGGAATCAGCGCATTGAGCGCGTTTGGTTGAATCGGGTGGTCGCCATACAGCCAGATGGCTGGGCCACATACGACCAGAGTCCCGAGGAATATGTGGACAATGAAGGAGTGACGCGAAGCCGGCGTGGCCATTCATGGCGTGATTGGATGTATTCCATCGCTAATATTCGAACGGCCGCTGTGCCAACGTCAATTGACCTCTTCCGCCACTCGGACATGCAGTTTGAAAACTGGATGATTGTTTCCCCGGAAATCCGGAGTTTGCATCTGAAGTGTTACACCTCGCTGATGGTGGCCGGTCGGCCGGACACATTCGTGGTGTTAGCTAGAGCACTGTCAGCAAAGCAGGAGTTGTCGCATCATGTGTCCAATGCACGATTGTACGCCACCAGTTTGGACGACTACTACCATGGTCATTTTGCAGGACGTAGTCCGTTGGTTACCGGGGTTGTCAGCAGCGCATTGGCGCGAAGGGCTCTTGATAGAATGGCGCCCCGCATGCACATGCTGCGATTATTTGCCCCGTGGATTGCTGGGCTAGCGATAGTGTGCCTCCCCTGGCTCGCTTTCAAAGTGGGGGTGGTGGTGACGCGTTTTCGGATGCGTCATTTGATAGTGCCTAGAACTGGGTGGGAAATGATGCGTGCCCTCATTTGTCAGGCTGGCCGTCAAATGGCACATTATCTCACCCCTGCATGGTATCAAGCTGCACCCTCGGGTTGGTCGGAGTGGGTCAAATGGGGCCCAAGTTGGGCCATTGCTATGTGGCATGGGGGCTCGTCCATTCCGGGACACAATCTGCTTACTCATAGGATCCCGAATGCCATCGCTGATGTTGCATCAGGAGTGGTGGGCAGAGCGATGATAATCCTGGGATTGGGCGGCCGAGGGCCACACATTGGCGGGCAGCGCAAACCACAAACAGTGAAAATTGGTGACCCCGCAGTCATTGCAAGTTTGTTGGTCGACGCCGTCCCAACATCACATGCCATAGTCCGTTTGTCCACTGTGAGGAGGTGCACTGGTTGTGGAGCCATCGCCCCATCAAAGTTTACTTGGAGACGTGGAGCTTGCGCAGAGTGCCACAAGTTGTTGCAACGAGTTGCGGGACCGTGCGACGTGACCCAGTCACTGATTGATATGGGGCTACAACCAGTCTCGACAGCGGAGGGACGTTACCGGGCCCCAATCGTGGAGTTGCCAATGAAAGAGAAACCCAAGCGTCAGGGGGCCGTCTGTGCGGAGCCACCACAGGCTGAAAATCAGATTGTGTTATTGGCAATGCATGCAGCAGGACGTGTGAGAGGCATTCGCCCGTGGTTGGTTGGCATTGGTTTTACCCATGTCATTCCTTATGTCTTCGCCAAAACGGAACGCAACCTGATGGTGGCCATTCGCACGCGGTTGTGCGCAGCCCCTCCACAGCAGACTGATCCCGCTATCTTCTGGGATTATGCCGAGTGCATATCGGAGGCGTACGAGATACTGGTCATGGCTTCTTCGTGGGATTGAAGCTTATTGGTCCGGAGACTTGAAAGCCACCCGATTAACTGTGGAGTGGGGTCCAGCCTTTCCGAAGGCGCGTTTCGAGCAATTCATGCGAGTTGTCCGAGCCTACAACAGTGGGCAAATAACACCCGATCAATTTGCCATCCTTTACTCAGTGTTTGTTAAGATGGAGTTCAGCGCCGGGGACGTAGGTGGCGGTCATTCTCCGTCCAATCCGAGGAGCATCTGCAATTATTCAGAACTCCTTCATTGCCTCTTTGGACCGTGGTTCAGGCCAATCACAAACATCGTCAAGCACTTGCTTCCTTCGGATGGGCCGGTCTATTATGCCTCGAGGACACCGGAGGAGAATGATCTCTGGATAAACGCCCGTCTTCCAACTCTACCACCACCAGTGGAGTTAAGCGAGATTTGTGATCCAGTTGTGTCCCGCCTCTCAGTGCCATCTGAAGGCCATTCGGGCGAATTGCACATCATTGAGGAGGGGGCCCGAGAAGTGCGCTCAGCAACAACTCAGCGCTACTACGAGAGCGACTTCACTCAAATGGACACATCTTTCTCTCCAGGTGTATTTACACTCTTGAGGGAAATCTATTGTGATCTTGGCATGCCACGTGATGGTTGGTTCACTGAAGCATTCGATGCCATTGGATTGGTATCGTCCACTGTCCGTGGCGGACCGACTTCTTTTGAAGCCGGCTGTGTCAATGCATCCGGCCGTGACGACACAGCTGTGAACAACGCATTGGTCAATGCTATTACGTCTTCAGTGGCTCTTGTTGTGGGGTTGGTAGGCTGTGACTGGCGCCAGGTGTTTGACGCCGACATTGCCTTTCCCGAATTGGACATAGCTGTTGTGGGGGACGACATGGCAGCGATCACTAGCCGATCGGTAGACTCAGAGGCCGCCATACGGGTTTACGCGGTCGCAGGCTACACAGCAAAATTTTTGCAGGCCCCCACTCCCTACCACATGAACTTCCTGGCACGTCGCCCACTGCCGATCGCCCGTTTCATTGATGGCAAATGGCAGGCGCGGTGGACTTGGGCCAAGCAACTGGGGCGCGCCCTATATAAACACGGCTGGCAGCGCCAACCCACGGCGGACTGCCTGGCCTGGTATCGGGGTGTGTGCTGGGCAACGCTCCTGGAGGCAAAACATCAGCCGATCCTCAGAGCCATTGCGCTTAAAGGGTTCCTTCTAACAGAGGGAATTAAATTGCGTATTCCCGGGGAACTATGGAAGTACCATCTTCCAGCTGTTCGACACCGTACAGCCGCGACGGCGGCAACTTATGAAGCGTACATGATGTTGTATGGCATTGCCAGAGAAGATGTGGAGCGAATTGAGAATTCAATATTGGGTATCGACAAGTTGCCAGTCTTGTTGGATGATTACCTAATGGCCACGATCTTTCGGCGGGATGACGATCCCGAGTATTGCTGACAAAACGTCCGGGTGTGGGCCCACCCGGCTTGTCAGCGTTTGGGGGCGCATACTGATGCGCTTTGGCGAAACAACTCAAGAGTGTTTACAACGCGCCCCGCGAGTTATTGACTCAACATTATCTGCCATTTAATCTTTAAGATCGATGGCCAAAACCAAATCAGCTATCAACAAGGAACTTGCACTCCAGAGGGAGAAGGCCCTCAAACGAGCAAAAGCCAAATCCAAGAAGCTAACGGGGGACTTAGCCCGAGCGGAAGCGCTCGTGGCCTCGGACGGTGGAGCGATTCTCAACCCGACTGGGGCGGAGAAATCTGCTCCTACGTCGACTCACAGAGCGGGTATGAAACCGAGACCTACTCGATATGCTCCACATTCTGCGGAGTTGATGGAGATTGCGGGATCGCTCAACAAACGAATCTCGGCCAAGGTGCACAACCCAGTGGCGCTCTCAGTAGCCCTTCCGGGGGTTTACCCGCCCATCCGTCACCCGTCGGCTTGGAATACCAACCCTTCCGCCACGGCGTCTCTTCACAACGTCTTGCCAGTGGATTTCACCACATTAACTTCGGATATGTGGCCCATGGTTCCACAGGGTCAATATATCGCCGCCGTTTCACGTGACCCCTGGCATGCGTACATGGTGCCAATCAACTTTGGGGCGTCCCCATCCACGGCCACATTTGTGATGGTTAACCGGCTGTTCCCGATTGGCACCGTGTTGGCCAATCCGTTGGGTGTTGATCCATCATCGGCTTCAAATATCATCCACGGACAACGCCGCCAGGAGTTATCGCTGGCTGTCGCAGTGCCCCTGACCTCTAACCCGGGGCAATCGCAGAACTTGACATACGCTTTTCCGATCGGTGGTCGCCAGGCGTATTACCTCAATTCGTCGTACTCTGGTGCCACATCGATTTATGTCAAGACACTGTCAGGGGTGATGTACAATTCAGCCAACTGCGAGTTGATTGTGGAGAAATGGGATGGGAAGATGTGGACCTCCTGTGGTTCCGCCGCTTTTACGGGCGGGGACACTGCAGGCGCCGCCTCTGTCACCCTACCTATTACTTCAGGTTATCACTCCTTCTATTGGCAAGATAACCAGGCTGCTGTGCCAACCACCTCAGTGGTTCTGGTCACGTACATCACATTCACCCAAGCGTTCTGCATGTTCCTACCACTGCCGGGACTGGAAACCCAGTTCACGACCGCGGAAACAATGAACGTTTCGGGAGTTTCCCTGATGCTGTCGCCAAATGCCAACGATTTAAACGCGGCGGGAGAGATAGTCGGCTATCAAATGGAGCAGGGGGAGGATTTCTCTAATGGATTCAACTTCGACGTCATCACAAATCAGCCGAACTACCGGATGATGCCATTCAAGAAGGGCTTGTATGGCTTTATCAAGCCGAATGATGAAGCGGATTTCAAGCTGCGCCCCGCAGTTTATTATACCCAATATCAAGCTAACACTGATGGCACGGCGCGTAGCCCCGGTTGGTGTCCGATCCCATTGGATCCGTCACTGAATGTCTGGCTGCTAATGGCAGTGAAATGTCCGATCGTTTCTGGTGCCGTCCCATCGGGGACGATGTACCTGACTGTGAACTTCAATATCATACAGACGACGACATCTCAATGGATCCAACAGCTGCGCCCGACATACGGTCGTGACGAATACCTGCGTCTCCTCGAAGCCCTTAAAGATGCCGACCAGTTCTACGAAAATCCCTTCCATGTAAGGGATTTACTTGGTTATTTCAAATCCGCTGGTCGTACAACGCTTAGGATTGGCGGTGGCCTTCTCAAATTCATTGCCCCGTTGGTCGCCCGGTTTAGACCGGACCTCGCGCCAGCACTCCTTGGTGCTGAGATGATGGTCGACGGGATCAACAAAGTGGTGCAGTGAGCAAAAGCTGATTTAGTCGGTAAGCCCCGACTTGAATAAAAGGTTAGGTGTCCCA